AAATGTCTGGTGAACTGTAGATGTAATTGATGTGCTTCGTAGTTAGCATCTGGGTACATATCGTCACCAGCGGCAACAACTATATCCTTTTCCATCAACTGTCTACAAAGATAATTTACAGAATTTGGCCAACCTTTATAACCACCTATAGTGCTTTCGGGGACCAAAAGATTTACTAGAGATGCATATTCAGAAACATACTTGTCGGGAACAACAGCAGCAATCATATATCCTTTCTCTGTCCACTTCGGAAAGGTCTTTCTTGCCATGTCTAGATTCGCACTAGGTAATACCAACCATACTTCATCTGTTTTGTCACTTGGCATTTACTTTACTCCTCAATTTACGACTTGCCTGTGTATGCTCTATTACAACTGGTTTCTGCTCCTCAAACCAAGGAGCATCAAATACCCTGCAATATGTCTGGGGAAAGCAGAATGTCTTGAGTCCATTCTTGTCGTGTCTATCCCACACCTTCTGCAAACTCTGCTGTTCCCATACGGTGGGATTCTCGGTTGCTTCTTCTTTCCAATCGTTTATAAGATCTACTGCTTTGGTGGTATTGTTAAAATACATCGTTCCACCGGCAAGTGCTTCGTTTCCTCTATCTGGACCCCAAGGACGAAGATGTGAGTTTCTTTTTTGATTCCATACATCAGGAATCCAATAACAACCAAAATCATATGCATCCAACCTATCAAACAGAGAAGGAACATCCCTGAATCTTGCGTCTGCATCCACCCACAACACACCGCACTCAAACTCGCTCAACGCTTCCAGTATCACTTCTGCTTTCATTGTGCAGTTGTGAACCCAAGATCCCTTGCTTGGTTTAGCATAAGCCTTGACATCAATACCGAACTTGTAAGCAGAACTTACAAGTTGATCTGCTTCATTTTTATATTCTGGAGTATAGAAGGTGATGACTTTTACCATTTTGGGGCCAACTTATTATCGTGAACATGAAGCATAAAATCTCTTCGACCCAACTCAAAATCGTGATCTGCCATCATGTTGATCAACTGATCCGTTGTTACTTTTGGTTCCCATCCCAACTTGTCTTTTGCTTTTGTAGGATCACCTAGCAACTGATCTACTTCTGCTGGTCTGTAATATCGAGGATCTACCACAACATAATCTTCATAGTTCATATTGAATCTGGCAAATGCTTTTTGACAGAACTCTCGAACGCTTATCATCTTGCCAGTGGCAACAACATAATCGTCGGGTTTATCCTGCTGCAACATTCTCCACATTGCTTCGACATAATCACCAGCAAATCCCCAATCTCGCATCGCATCAAGATTTCCCAAATAAAGTTTCTTTTGTAATCCTTGATATATTCTACCGACTGCACGGGTGATCTTTCTTGTAACAAATGTCTCGCCGCGGCGTGGACTTTCGTGATTGAACAGAATACCGCAAGATGCGTGAAGATCATAGGATTCGCGGTAGTTTACAGTCAACCAGTGAGCATAAACTTTTGCACAACCATATGGTGATCGTGGATAGAAGGGTGTAGTTTCCTTCTGTGGGACTTCCTGTACCTTACCGAACATCTCGCTCGAAGACGCTTGGTAGTAACGCACTTTCTTTCCGTGTCTCTTTTCATACAGACGAATGGCTTCAAGAACATTCAGAGTTCCAATACCAACAGATTGTCCAGTATACACAGGAGCATCAAAAGAAACCTTGACATGACTCTGAGCACCAAGATTGTATATCTCATCAAAGTGTTCTGTGTCGATAAGGTTTGCTATTGTGTTGTAATCGGTCAGATCTCCGTAATGAAGAAACAACTTCGGATTGTTTATCAAATGTTCTATTCTTGCTGTGTTGAAAGAGGAAGAACGACGAATGATCCCGTGAACTTCATATCCTTTTTCGATAAGAAGATCTGCCAGATAAGAACCGTCTTGTCCCGTAATACCCGTAATCAGTGCTTTCATAATCTATTAACCTTTTGTATCACCGATGCCAGATCGTGCAGGATCACAGCATCTTTATCACCGTGTAATTTATGTATCTGACAATACGAACGGGGCAACCAGAGGGTAGGTGGTTGTACTTCTGCCCACGCTTCCTGTAGAGTCCACTGATCCCACTTGTTTCCTGTCGCTGTCAACTTTTCCCAAAGATCAACCATGCAAACAATATCGTTTGTTTTTCTGAAGAAAATAGTACCCGATTCAAACCACTTAGGTTCTATGTTCCATTTTTCGGGTAAGGATATTGTTTCTCTTCCTACTGGTTTTATGGTTCTATCACCAGGCTTTGCGTGTATTGCGAAATCTTCTTTGCACGAATAAAGAAGCGACGGTTGCTTTAAAACCATCGCATCAGAGTCTATCCACAACAAACAAGATTCAGAGTTTATATTTTGTAATTTACTTTTGATATACTTTGCTTTATGACCGCAGTTTCTGACCCAAGAACCATTGTCTTCAACCATATCAATTTCGCAGGATAAATGTCTTTCCAAACAAGACTTCTTGAGTCTTTGTGCCATTTCTGGATATATTCCGTTTGGAGTATAAAAGCAAACAACCTTTATATTATTTTGCATACTTCATCCTGTTTAATATTTTAGTAGTCAGTTCATTTGTTTTTATTGGTTGTTTTTGTGATCGAAATGTTAGTTTTGGTCTTGGTGAGAATATAACTGGTTCTTCGGTTATTACTTTTTTTTTAAATTTTCCAGCATATCTGGTTCAAACTTCGGAACCATACTTTCGAAAACAGGTCCACATTCCCACGAATACCATTGAAATCCTTTTTTCTTTGCGATTGGATACCAACCTTCCATACACATTTGAACCTGATCTAGTGTTTTAGAAAAATTATGTTTCTTCTTAAGATCAAATGCTTCAACTGGATATGAATATTTTGTTTCCATACTATCAGCACGAAGATCATTACCAGCAAATATTATTTTCTCTGCACCATTACAGTGTGCCCATTGAAATGCCATAGAAATGGATTTATGGGGTCCTCTTATCAGGGGTTTGCCTGGAGTGAATAATATCTGCTCCAGAACATCATTTGCTCGATTTGTTTCATTACAGTCTACCAACATAAAATCAGATCTATGACCATACTTGGTTTTGTTTGCTTTATTCGCCGGAATTACTTTTATGGTGTCTTTATCTGCCCACGCTTCTTGACCCTCTGTCCCGTGCATTTGGTTCAAACTATCTGCAAGAACCCAATAGTGTGATTTTTTCAATGTTCTAATTGCTGTACTTATACAAATAACAGGAATACCCAAACTAAAACAGTCCACCTTGTTTAGAGATGGACCGGAACAAGCAATTACACATATGCCGTCAGAGAACAAGTTCGGCACTGGAATTGTACTCCTTTATCGTATCAAACAACTCTTTGACATATTGTATAGGATTGACTTGGTAGACATTTACCATACCGTCTTCGGAAGACATTATGATTACTATGTTGTCTATCGCTTTACCATATCTTTCTTGATACATTATGGCATATGCGGTCGCCTGCATGAAGTATTCTTTGATGTCACTTGCTGGTTTTTCTTTAGAAGCACTCTTGAAATCTATTACAGACAGTCTTCCATCAAATTCAGCAATACAGTCCACTCTTCCTGCTAATTTCAAAGTATCCGACCAAAGAGTGGTTTCAAGTAGATGAATATTATCAATCTTGTCTATCTCTACTTCTGCTTGTGAAAAAAGAAACAGATCGGCAAAATTTATCTTTTTGCGATCCATTTCTTCGTTGTTGAGATATTTTTCTACAAGAGAATGGAAACGAGTTCCTCTTACAGTCACTCTCTTTGCTTCATCTGGATTGTTCTTTCGCCACTCTGCAAAGAATGCTTTCTTGGCGTGACCAGTAACAGTAGTAACAGAAGGGTAGCGATTTCCTTCTGGAGTGACATAGAAGCGTTTATTGTTTTCTTCTATTCTCTGTAATTCTTGTTTGTTTATTTGTACATGATTAAAATTTCGCATTCATAACCTCTATCATCTATTTAGATCGTGCTGAGTGGTAAATCTACCAGTTCTTCTATCAATTCCTCCAGATTTTACTGGCGTAGCATCTCTGTGATGTATGGTTCCGACTACTGGGAATTGAACATTCTTTCCGCTCTTCTTAGGTGTTGTTATTTTTAGATGTTCTGGGTGAAACTGAACAGAGTGTATTGGATGTGCAGTTTGGTTGTTGTCTTTTGCAAAGAACTTAGTTCCTGAATCTGCATCGTGATGAATATAACCAAATCCACCATCAACCAAATCTACACCTATTGTCTGTCCAGCCTGAAGTAGTTGTATTTGTTTAGCAACACCAGTACCCTTGGTTGCTTGTTGCTTGGTGGCAGCAATTCTGGCGGCCATCTCTGCTGCTGCTTTTGCTTTTGCTTCACCTTCCGCCGCACCTTTTGCTGCCGCTGCTTTCTTTACTTCGTCTCTTCTTTTAAGACCTATTTCTATTGCTGCCGCTGCTGCTGTTTCTTTTCCATATGTTGATTCTCTAGAACCAAAAGCAGCGCCTGGATCTTTCACCCAAACAGTCTTTCTGTCACGAAGATTTGCTTGATATTTCGCAACTCCTGCTCGGGATGCTTCTACAACAAAATTAATTAGTTCTTTGAATTTACGCATAATTGAATTCCTTTTACCTTATTTATAAAGCCACCATCTTCCTTCGAAGATGGTGGCCGGTAGCGAAATTCCGTGTCGGAGGACTATGACCCCCTTCGACGCGCGGTGAATAGCGTAACGACGCTTGCACCGTCCCCACAACCGACTCAGTGAGAAGATTGGGGCGAACATTAGTATGTATAATTTATCAGCATTTTAATTTAGTCAATTCATCATCTAATTCTTGCAATTCGTTTGTCCAATAGTCAATATTTTCGTCGTCCGATGCATTTTGTGCTTTTTGTAATTCCTTTCGTGCTCTTGGAATTTCTATTGTTTTTAAGTTTCTACATTTTTTTCTTTTTATTATTTTATTTTCTTCTGCATCAGATATAGCACTTAAACTTGTGCTCAATTTTCCATCCTTACCACCTAAAATACCACCTATAGTTTTTGCTTTTTCACCTGTTAGTGCTTTTGCGACTCCAGTTACACCCTTCACCGCAGCACCGACACCAGAACCAATAGCACCCAAAATAGATTCATCTAATTCTTTTTCTTTAGTAAAATGTAAAAATGTTTTCATTATAAATCCTTTATTTGTATTTAGTCATCTTTGTCTTCTTGGTCTTTTTTCTCTCAGGTTTAACAAAATGAAAAAAATGAAACCAAGACGCCCAAGTGAATAGTATAGCCAAACCTGTATTTAAAACGACTCCCGACCAAGGAGGTTCGCTGAAAGTTAATGCATTGAATAATGCTCCAGCAGTACACAATGCCAAAGCAATCTTCACACACATACTATTCCAAAAAGAAAGTTTATTCAGTTTAGAACTTTCTCTTCCAAATATGAATATAATGAATGCAGTAAAGGCGAATGTCAATACTAAACTTGACACGAAATTTATTGGCATTTTATAATCTTCCATTATCTACCTCTTAGATTTTATTTTAGATTTAGTAGTTTTTTTGCGTGGTTTTTTGCTTTTTACTGCAACATCTTCTTCTTGTTTATTTGGAAATAACTTTTCCAAAACTATCTCAAGTCCTTTTAAACCCATAAATCCCATAATAAAAGCAACTGCATATTTGCCACCATTTTTAACGGTGTCGGGAAGAAAAGACATTACAACTGGTGTTAGATAATTGGCACAAGCAGTACCCGCCAATATAGAAGCAATAGTGGTACTGATTCTTTGTGCAGATTTTTTAGAAACTAAAAGCAACGCTCCGAAGAATCCTGACACAAGAAACCCTATGTCGATTCCGTATCTTATCAAGAACGCTTCCATTGCATTCATATCTGGTGGTAATTGTTGTGTAGTATTTTCCATAAACTTCCTTATATGTAAACACATCATATAGAGTTTCGGGAAACTAATGGTATGTATACACAAACAAACCCCTAGTAATAGGGGTTTGGGCCAATTCAGATGCGGGATGGCCAATCCCCACTGCTTCAGGCAGCACGACGCATTGGTGCGGCGTTTAAAATTGCAACATTTTTTTAACGACACCTATTGCACGGTGACGGACATCTCCCTGTTGATTACTTAACGCCAGTCGATTCTGTTCGACCCCGTAATTGATTGACACTATGATGGATTACACCATCTTTTCTTGCTTTGTCGGTCAATTACTAGATAAACCGTTTTACGCAAGAGCATCTCTTGTCAAGACCGCGTTTTCGTCAGAACGCCACTAGTGTCGAATGGAGTCGGGGGGATTCGCACCCCCGTGCTGTTCGTTTTTCTTCTTCAGATCATAAATGTCAATAGTATGTATTTTTTGTTTCTTGCTGAAATGGATTATATTTCTTAGTAGGGTATTGGTGTTTCTTATACAGGGTGCCGTTGTTATTATTCAGCAACATTTTTGCTTGATTGTTGTTGTGTGTTTGAAGAACATCGACTTGTAGTTCCAGTTCTTCGATTTTCTTCTGAAGACGCTCAATCTCAAGCAAACACTGATCGTTCTCGTCCTTTAGATCTTGCAATTTATTTTGATTGCAAGTCATCATTTGTGTAACATCTATGTTTGAATTATTAGCATAGAAAGTTACTGTATATTCCCAAAGATTACCATGAAGACCTAGCATCTTCTGCACAGAAGAATTTACAAAAACAAACTCATTTTCCGCTGGATTGGGATTGTTCATTCTTTTCCTCTTCAGCCAAACGCTTCATCGCTTCATTGTATCGAGCAAAAATGCGATTGCGAATTTCTTCAAGATGCTGATCGTCATCGTAGTTCTCATCTGGTTTCACTGCTCGACCTCCAAGCGAACCTTGAAGTGGTTTTCCTTCGCTTGTTCCACAATGAGACCGGTGATCTTACCGAAGCCAAGATTGTCTCCGACCATGAGCATCGGACCACCTTCTGGATCGAAATAAGCAATCTCGGTGTTTTCATCATTCATTCCAACACGATAGTAGTGTGCTTCACCTTCCATAGTGTACATTCCGTGACCATTGTTGGTGATTTTTCTCTTCTTACCATAACGATCAATAAAAGTCATCAGTCAGCCCCTTCCTTGTGCTGTGGTAATCTGTAAAGAATAGTGTAACATTTCGCTTCGGAAATGTCGTCTCTCCATTTTACCCAATATCCACGCTTAATCAACTCTTTCATCGCGCAAATCTGATATTCTCTGAAATGTTGTTGAACATTTTCAGAATGATCTTGTATCATTTGTAGAACTTTATATTCTACATCTGAGAACCATCCTGCGCTCAGGGTGTCTTGTGAATATTGTGAGATGGCATCTTCAGTCATCTCCTTGAGATATTTCATTTCGTATTCTATTGGCATAACAAACTCCTAAGTGGTTGCGGAGGGACTCGAACCCCCGAAGCCTATGGCAGCAGATTTACAGTCTGCCCTCGTTGCCGCTTGAGTACACAACCGAACTGATCTGACTGGATTCGAACCAGTAACCTATCCGTTAACAGCGGATTGCACTGCCGTTGTGCTACAGATCAACGGAAGATGTGGGATTCGAACCCACGGTACACTTACGCGCACACAGCATTTCCAATGCTGCTCCTTCAACCACTCGGACAACCTTCCAAGAAAGCGGACAGCGGGATTCGAACCCGCGAGAAAAGTTTGGAAAACTCTTATGTTGCCACTACATCATGCCCGCAAATACTCCCTGACGGATTCGAACCATCGACCTTTTCCGTGTAAAGGAAACACTCTAGCCGCTGAGTTAAGGGAGCGCACACTATTTATCGTCCTCTAGAACATTCTCGTTCCAAACGACGAGCACCTTCCTTCGTCCTTGCTACGAACAGATCTCCACCTGTCTTGTGCGGAAAGATCTGTCGAGCAACATAACGAAAAGTGTGCTTGTCTGAACACTTTACGCAGTATTCGGTTTCGGGAAGAAACTCAAGCCGAGCGGCAGGAATACCTTCACCACATTCTTCACAATTACGCATATGCAATCTTCTCAAATGAAAACTTGATGGTCTTTCGTTCGATGAATGCTTCTCCATCGGCATGCATCTTACGCTGCTTAGTAATGGTCTTTCCTAGACCAAACGGTTTGCAGATGGTGCGATTGTGCTTTACGACAGCAGCACCTTCGCGTTCTGCTTCTAGATCAAATCTATCAAGAACTCGTTTTGGCATGTGAGTATTATACTCCCTACAGAAAAGAAGTCAAGAAGAGTTTAGATCAAACCGTTCTCTTCATCAAACTTAGCAATCCTGTCCATAGCATAATTGCTGAGTTCTTTTTCAGTTTCCTTGAGTTTCCTCTGAAGTTCCATAATCTCCCCATAAGCATCACCGATCAAAAGAAGGACATCTTTGGGAAGATCCGTTCGCTTGGTGGCAACGCGAAGGCGGTAGTCGATATGGTCTTCGTCATCCTGCCACATTACTTGCTCCTTCTTCGCCTTCCAACCACACCAGCAACCGCAAGCAGGGCAAGTGCCGATGGTGTAGGAACCACCGTGTATTCGATGTTGTCAATGGCAAGGTGGGAAGATAGAGAGCCAGTGCTGTATACCTTAATCTCCGTGATGTTGTTCAACGGACCAGGATATACGGAAGAGATGTTCAGTTTTACCCGCTGTGCTGTGGTGAGTTGTGCAGAAAAGGTAAACACACCCTGTC